CAGATTCCTCACGAGCTTTAATTTTATTAATAACTTGATTAATGACAATAGTTGCAATAGCCATTTTGTCTTTTTCCAATGTTACAGGACAATAATCAATTAGTTTACGATAAATGTATTCAATTTGTTTCTTAAATATACTTGTAACTTCAGGTTCAAACCTATGAATATTATCGTAAGCCTTTTGATTAATAACAAATAGGATATATAACTGTTTATCATCAAAAGCAAGTCTATCTTCGATTTCTTTAACAACATCCAAAACCATTTGACCAGCATCTTGCTGACTTGTTTTGAAACAATTAATATTATCACAATTAATTCTATCGAGAACTTCTCGAACAATATTATAATAATACTTGGTTGAATGTCGATAAAGTTTACCAAAGATATTAACAACTTCTTCAAGAGCAAAGAACATAATATAACAATATATCATCGTCAGATTTGTCATCAGAATAATATCATTATATATGCCTCTTTTCTTAAAATCTTTTTCTTGTTCAGCAGTCATATTTAGCTAATCTGATTTTTTTGCAGCTCTAATGACTTTAATTAAACATATTGTTGCAACAATTATAATAAGAATGATATTTCCAGTATTCCTTTCAGTTTTATAATCATTTGCGTGGATATTATTATATTCTGCAACAGTCATAGGTCTTACAGCAGATAATGAACTACCTCGTAAGTGTTCCGGTTCCACACTTGGAAATACTATATCAGCACCAATACCCGCAGGAGCATTTTCGACACGAGTCATTGTTGGATTAGGGTCTTCGAACTGAATAACACAATCTTCTAAATTTGGCATAATTTACATGACATAAATAACAATTCGAGTAATATAAACTTGTCTTCCAGTAGGTTCAGTTTCAGTTTTAAGAATATATTCTTTTCGACGAACTACATATCGAACATTATTGATTTCTATATAATCGTCACGACTAACATTAATATCACTTTGTATAGGTAAATTAATAATAGTTCCTTTTGTTTCAGATATAATTTCACATAACATAGTTTCTATATTATTAGTGGTAAGAGTTATAATAATAATTTCGTGAGTAACGTGACAAGTGGGCGTGCAACCTCCTCTCCCACTGGGGAGCGGAGCGGCTGGGCGTAGCCCAGCTGCGTAGCCCTCTCCAGTTGCAACTTATTTTTTATTAGCTTTTCTATAAGCATTACGAAATTCTCGAACAGTATCAGCGAACGATTTACGATAAATACGCCGACGTTCTTTACAATAGTAAACGACTTGTGCGATACCGTTTACTTCTTTAACAGATACAATTAGTTTAGCAGGCATATGATTAACAGTTTATACTCCAATAGCAATACCAGTTAGGAAAGCTAATGAAATAATTATATAAATAATACCAGTGAGAGTTTTTGATTCATCACCGTCAATACATTTACAAAAGCCTATCAGACCTACTAAAACCCAAAAGACTATTGCTATTACTTTCCATATCATAAGCTAATACTGATTATGAATCATTGTATTAATTTTACAAGTATTTTCAAGATAATCAAGATATTTATGATATGAACTTTCACTTGTAAAACGATAAGAATATTGATTATGGTCTGTTTTAATATCAACAAGATGTCCATTATCATCTAAATAAATAGACTCAATAGAATACTTATTAATATAAACATCCCCCAAACATACAAAACCATCTTGAATATCATCATTAATAGCTTTATCAACTGCTCTATCTTTGGCCTTATTATAGGTATAAGTAATAGCGGAAATAATAAAGCAAATGATGATACAAATACAAGGAAGAAAAAACATACTGTTCGACATAATTGAATTATTGTTAAAATTTATAATGTAAAATGTGCTATAACTTGACCAATCAGTAAGAATAATAGTACGAGAGATACTATTTTAATATTTTTATTTACTGATTTGAATGTTGATAGTTCTCGTTGAAGTTTACCGATATAAGATGTTTGTCTTTCAAGTCGGTCATTTAATTCTTCATTACGAGATATGAGAACTTGTACTTTTTCTGATATTTCATGAGTTTGTACTGTTGCTTCTTCAATAATTTTAGATTTTCGTAAACTAAAAAGTCTTATTTCTGCATATTGAAGAATAAATTCTCGTGATGTTGTACCTAATGCAGATGTTTCTATCGAACTAAGTATATCATAAATATCTTCGATAGCTAATGTAGGAAATTTTTTATGTAATGCCATCATATCAGACATTGAAATATTACTCATACCTGCAATGATTGTTCGTTCTAATGCAGATATTTTTCGTTTAGGAGATTCTGTTGTGTTCATAGTTGATTAAATTAATGAAATGAGATATTTTACAAGTAATACAATCCAATATCCTCCGAATAAGAATATCAGAAATGATGCTTGTAGTTTTTCTGTTAATGTAAACTCTGGTTCACCAGTTATGTCTACTGAATTTCCTACTGTTAATATAACAAATAAATAGGAAATTATAAATCCAATAATAGCACAAGTCATGATAATGATAGATGTTTTAGTATGATTATTATGAATGAATAAACTACAATTCTAAATACAGATGTTTGTATTTTATCTCTTATTGATATTATAGCAGAATGTACATCTACACCTTGTAATGTATGAATTAATGCTTTACGTTTCAAATCTATTATAGCATTAATTCTTACTATAATTCTTAAAATTTGATACGAAATTAGTATCAAACAAATTACTTGAAAAATTAACATATTTAATAATTAAAATCTTATTACAAATGATGATATTATTATTCTTGTAAATTGAAATAATGATAATAAATGTAAAAATAAAGAAATAATTATTTCAATTTTTATTACAATTACTATCGTAATTTCAATAGAAAGAATATAGAGAACAGGTAATAGAAATTAAAAAGATAAAAGAAAAGAAATAATTATTACAATTGTTATTGAAAATGATATTAAAAATAAAAATGAAAATATTAATATTAAAAATATTATAAATGATAATGAAAAATAATCAATAACAATTATAAAGAGATTATTTGCCTAAAATTAGAGATTCTGATAGTGAGAATGATAAAGATAAAAGTGGAGATAATACCTCCGCAACTAATTCCTCTAATTCACATCATTTTAATCTCTTAAATTCTTCTTTAATATCTTCCAGTTTTTCTTCTGAAATTAATACATTTTGTCCTATTCTAAACACTTGTTCTTTTACTGTTTTAATTGCTTCTTCTTGTCCTCGTAATTTTTCTACTAAAATTCGAAATTCATTTTCTCTTTCTTTTTGTAGATTTACAAAATGCGTAATAATAAATCCCGTAATTGTGATAATTAATAACACAACATAAACCGAAATTAATATCGCTTGTGGAACAGTAAATCCTATTTGTTCTAATGATAAACCGAATATAGCTAATGATTCAATTAGAACTAATATTATAAATCCTAACCATTTCATAGTTTTAATAGTGTTGGTCGTAATATAAATCAAAGTGTTGGTCGTAATGAAACTGATAATTTACGAAAAGAATGACGAACATCATTACGACGTTCGCCATCCTTAATGTTACAAGTTTAGTGTGCTACCGGAAGCGAAAGCAGTGTATTTCGATCTTCCTCGTTAGCCATATTCGGAACACGTCCGAACATCAGACGGAAAGTTTCAACACGATATGCCATATCACCGGCAGCGTTTGCGGCTCCGTTGATACGATTAATCGCGGCACTCTTGAAATCAGTATCTTTGTACTCTTTTCCGATTGCTTCTACAATCATAGTTCCGGTAGTACGATAGGGAACAAGTTCGCCCGCTTTGTACTCTTTGCCGTCCACCGTTACGGCCTTTTTGGTCTTGTAGCCCCATTCGCCCGGCTCGCCTTTCGGTATTACTCGCAATGTCATTTCGTAATACTTGGGCGGATTCGTGAGCGTGTTCAACTCCTCTACCATGTTTCCGGCATTATCTCGTTCGGCTGTTTCCTCGCTAATACACAAGCAGGAAAAACCGAACATTTTAGCCCTACTTTCGGTAATACTTAACGGTGTGTCAAGTTTCGCACCGCTTTCGGCATCAAATGCGCGCAAGAATACGACGTTATCGATATTCTCTTTACCATTAATTGCCAGCGGTTTAATCTTACCACTAATGCGAACAACTTTAACAATACTTTCGGTTGCTTCTTTGATTTGCTTTGCCATAGTTGAATAATGTTTAGTTAGACTATTCAGGAAACATTTATTTTTTT